CAAAGCAAAAGCCCACGCGAAGGTGGGCGGGAAACTATTCCAGAAGGCGATGGAGGGAGATACTGCCTCGCTTATATGGTGGACTAAAACTCAAATGCGCTGGGCAGAAACTCAGAAACACGAGATAGTACATACTGGTATTAGTATTACTACCGCGCTGGAGCAGGCCAAGTCCAGGCTCATCGAGCAGAACATCATCGATGCCGAGGTCATAGAGCCAAGAAGACTCGAAGATGGGTCAGGGCAGGGGCAGACGTAAAAAAAGCCCCTGAAGGGGCTTTAAACGTGTTTTGACTGGGTTGAGTAGCGGTCTATCAGCACCCACGCTTTGAAGATCATGTGCCGATCAACGTGAGCTTGGTGGTTGATGCCCTTGGCCAGGCCGATCATGGCCTCGATGGTTTGGCTGTAAGTGGGCAGGTTGGCGCCAGCCAAGAGCTCATCGGCTTGCTGTATGGGGCTCATGCTGGTGCCCTCTCTGTCCAGCGAAAGCCGCAGGCTGTACAGCCTAGGCGTCGGCGTTTGCCTTGTTTGCATTTGCGAGTCTCCAGCACCCTGCTGGGGGCTTGACACTTCGGACAGTAGCTCATCGATAGAACTCCTTCTCAAGGATGTGGGTGGGCACGCTGAAGGTTATCGAGGTCAGGATGACGGCGATTCGGAAGGGGTGGCCGGCCTTCAGCAGGCTCAGGAGGTGGGACTGGCGGGTCTGGTGCATGTTAGAAGTACATCCCAAGGACTAGGCCGCCGATGATGCCCAGGGCGATTGCGAAGAGGGCTTGTTTCATGCTTGGCCCCCTTCGATCACAACGCGGGACACTGGCACAGTACCGCAGCGGTAGCTATCGCCTCGCAACGTCAAGCCCATGAAACCTTTATTGAAGTCGTCTGCGTTAACAGTAAACAATGCTTTCGTTGATGGGGCCGAAGCCCCTGGTTGTTAGGCTGCGCGAATCCAGCCAGCACGCTGAATGTAGTCGGCATGATCTGCCAGCAGTTCAGCCTGAGTCTTGTACCAAGGGCCAACTTGCCGGGGCTTGCCATCGTTCGTGTCGAGGTGTTGCCAGCCTATGCCGCGAAGGTGCTGGTAAAAAATCCCTGTCGTCTGTGAGTAGCGGGTTGCTTGCATGGTGTATCTCCTGGTTGGTTGCTGCGCTGTCTGTTAGTCATGTCGCGCAGTGATGTAAATGTAGCATGGTTCTAGTGTCTGGACACTAGGGGAAACACTAGTACATTAAATTGTTGACACCACGACATCGCTTTGCTATAGTTCACTCATCGCATCAAACAGCAGCAGCTGACCGATGCAGACAACAGGAGATAGAGATGATCGAAAAAATCAAGCACGCAGCTCTCGTGGCCATTTTTGGCGTAGTCACGTTGGCCATAGCGGTTGGCATGGCAATGGCAATGAACCCGGCCACGTGGCGATAAGCAGCGGGGGCTGAGCCCCCAGCTCGCTGCCCTACGTCGCACGATGCTGCACGATCCTCGGTCGCGGCAGGCTAGCCCCTGCGCTTTTTAAATCAAGGGGGGGGGTAGGGCCCTGCGCGACCGGTCAAGCTGGGGGAAGGGTTCACGAGAAATTTTTTGCAAAATTTTTATTTTTATCATGCGTTTTATCTTTTTCTATCTTGCACTAAACTATCAATATCCCACACCCCTTCATTAACTTACACTACAAGGTTAAACATGAATTCAATTGACAAAGTAGAACAAGAAATTCAAGCCAAAGGCTTGACTGCGCCGCGTATCACGCCAGCCGACATTGAGGCAAACATTGTTTCGGAGCACTATTTCACCGCCGCGCAAGGCGTGTACGGGGCTGGAAGCGCAACAAACTCAAATCCAGAGAGTTTGTCATTGTTGACTTTTTGTGTGCTGGTGCTTCGAAACGGTTTTACCGTAACCGGCGAATCTGCCTGCGCCAGCTCAGAAAATTTCGATGCTGGAATCGGGCGCAAGATTGCAAGAAATGAAGCAGTAGGCAAAATTTGGCCGCTAATGGGTTATGAGCTCAAGTGGAGTAACTATGCAAACCCCCATCTACAAGCCCCAAGAGGAGCAAGAACTTATGTCATTGATCTGGAGTGAGCGGATCAAGGATGACCCGTTGGCGTTTGTGATGTATGTGTTTCCGTGGGGTGAGAAGGGGACGCCGTTGGAGAGGTTTAGGGGCCCGAGGAAGTGGCAGAGGGAGGTTTTGGGGGATTTGAGGGATCACATTCGGGAGAACAGGGCTTTGCAAGAGGCGAAGTTGCCGCACCAGAGTGAGGATGATGTGGCGTATAAGGTTTTGAGGGAGGCGGTGAGTTCTGGGCGTGGGATTGGGAAGTCGGCGTTGGTGTCGTGGGTGGTGATATGGATGGTGTCGACGAGGATTGGGTCGACGACGATCATTTCGGCGAACAGTGAGCCGCAGTTGAGGTCGGTGACGTGGGCGGAGATTACGAAGTGGTTGGCGATGGGGATTAACAGTCACTGGTTTGAGATCAGTGCGACGAGGGTATTGCCGGCGAAGTGGTTAACGGAGTTGGTGGAGAAGGATTTGAAGAAGGGGACGAGGTATTGGGGGATTGAGGGTCGGTTGTGGAGTGCTGAGAACCCGGATGCGTATGCGGGGGTGCACAATTTTGATGGTGTTATGGTGATTTTTGATGAGGCGTCGGGGATTGACGATGCTATTTGGTCGGTGGCGACGGGTTTTTTCACGGAGAACACGCCAAATCGGTTTTGGTTGGCGTTTAGCAATCCGCGGCGCAATGTGGGTTACTTTTTTGAGTGTTTTGGGTCTAAGAGGGACTTTTGGACGACGAAGGTGATTGATGCGCGGTCGGTTGAGGGGACTGATAAGGCGGTGTATGACCAGATCATTGAGGAGTATGGTGAGGATTCGATCCAGGCGCGGGTGGAGGTGTATGGGGAGTTTCCGGCCGCGGGTGAGGATCAGTTTATTTCGCCTGTTGTCATTGATGAGGCGATGTCGAGGCCGAGGTGGAAGGATCAGACGGCGCCGATAGTGATTGGGGTGGATCCGGCGCGGGGCGGGATGGATTCAACGGTGATTGTGGTGAGGCAGGGGCGGGATATTGTGGCGATCCGGCGGTATAAGGGGGACGACACGATGACGACGGTTGGGAATGTGATTGATGCGATAGAGGAGTACAAGCCTGCGTTGACGGTGATTGACGAGGGTGGGTTGGGGTATGGAATTCTTGACAGGTTAACGGAGCAGAGATATAAGGTGCGAGGGGTTAATTTTGGCTGGAAGGCTAAGAATCCTGTGATGTGGGGGAATAAGAGGGCTGAGATGTGGGGTGCGATGCGGGATTGGTTAAAGACTGCGTCGATGCCACAGGATCGGGCCATGAAGTCGGATTTATTGGGTCCGATGAAGAAGCCGGACTCGTCTGGGACGATTTTCCTTGAGGGTAAAAAGGAGATGAGGGCTAGGGGTTTGGCTAGTCCTGACGCGGCGGATGCGTTGGCGGTTACTTTTGCTTATCCGGTGGCGAGTCGGGAGTACAATCCGAAAAACGAGCGTCGGGTGGTAATGCAGGGTGGTGCTGGCGCGTCTAGTTCTTGGATGGGGAGCTGAAATCGAGATTGACGATCTCAAATTCTTTGCTGGTTCGCCTGATAACCATTGGCAGTGGCCTGCGGATGTATTGGCGACTCGTGGGGCGGTGCAGGGGCAGACGATCAATGCGCGGCCCTGTTTGACCATCAATAAGCTGCCGCAGCATGTGCGTCAGGTGACAAATGACCAGCGTCAGAATCGGCCTGCGATCAAGGTTATTCCGGTTGATGACAAGGCGGATGTCGAGGTTGCGGACATTTTTGACGGGCTGATGCGCCATATTGAATACATCTCGGATGCGGATGTAGCGTATGACACGGCGTGCGAGAACCAGGTTGCGTATGGTGAGGGGTACATTCGGATCCTGACCGAGTACTGCGACGATAACTCGTTTGATCAGGACATCAAGATTGGCCGGGTGCGCAACAGTTTTAGCGTGTACATGGATCCGACGATCCAGGACCCATGCGGTTCGGATGCAAAGTGGTGTTTCATTACTGAAGACATTTTGAAGGCTGATTACGAGCGGATGTTCCCGGACGCCAATCCGGTTTCGACGTTGCAGACGTTGGGAGTGGGTGATCAGTCGTTGTCTCAGTGGATCAATGAAGACACGATCAGGATTGCGGAGTATTTTTACATTGATTACGACCGCAAGACGCTGAACTTGTATCCTGGCAATGTATCTGTGTTTGAGGGTACGCCTGAAGACAAGCAGATGAAGTTGATGGGCATGAAGCCTGTGCGCACTCGTCAGGCGGATGTGCAAAAGGTCAAATGGTGCAAGATCAACGGCTATGAGATTCTTGAAGAGCGGGACTGGGTTGGCAAATATATCCCGGTGGTTCGGGTGGTTGGCAACGAGTTTGAGGTTGATGGCCGAATCTATGTGTCTGGCCTTGTGCGCAACGCCAAGGACGCCCAGCGCATGTATAACTATTGGGTCAGCCAAGAGGCGGAGATGCTGGCCTTGGCGCCAAAAGCCCCGTTCATTGGCTATGGTGGGCAGTTTGAGGGTTACGAGCATCAATGGAAGACGGCAAACACGCAAAACTGGCCGTATCTTGAGGTCAATCCTGACGTTACGGACGGGCAGGGTGCCGTCTTGCCACTACCTCAACGTGCCTTGCCTCCAATGGCCCAGACAGGCCTTATTCAAGCCAAAATGGGGGCTTCGGACGACATCAAGAGCACGACGGGTCAGTATGATTCAAGCCTTGGTGCGACCAGTAATGAGCGATCGGGCAAGGCGATTCTTGCGCGTGAGAAGCAGGGCGACACGGGTACCTATCATTACGTAGACAACCTGGCCCGTGCTGTAAGGCACATTGGTCGGCAGATCATTGATGCTGCGCCAAAGATTTATGACACGCAGCGGATTGCGCGAATCATTGGCTTGGATGGCGAAACCAAGATGGCGAAGGTTGATCCGACGCAGCAAGAGCCTGTGAAGAAGATCGTTGATCAGGCAGGGATTGTGATTGATAAGATCTACAACCTGAGCGTTGGCAAATACGATGTTTGCGTGACGACTGGCCCGAACTACATGACCAAGCGCCAAGAGTCTTTGGATGCGATGAGTCAGTTGTTGCAAGGTAATCCGCAATTGTGGGCGGTTGCTGGTGATTTGTTTGTGAAAAACATGGACTGGCCTGGCGCACAGGAGATGGCAAAGCGGTTTGCCAAAACGATTGATCCGAAGCTGTTATCTAACGATGACAAGACGCCAGAGCTGCAAGCGGCCGAGCAGCAGATCCAAGCGATGGGTCAGGAGATGGAGCAAATGCACCAGATGCTGAAGAATGTTCAGCAGTCGATGGAAGCTCGTGACATTGCAATCAAGGAGTTTGATTCGCAGGTAAAGGCGTATCAAGCCGAAACGCAGCGTATCAGTGCT